TCACGCCACTGCCGACGACGCGCGAATCGGCACCGCCACCGCCCGCGGCAGCACCGTTGTCGCGGATACCCCCCTGGCCTCCGGAAGGCCAGCCTCCAGCGCTCCATTCAAGCCCGCCAGCGACGATCTTTCGTCCACCGCCGCCAACGCGGATCGTCAGCACCTGACCCGGCGTGACGGCGAAGGTCGCCCGCGAGAAGCCGCCGCCGCCGCCGTAGGTGTTCGGCGTGCCAACGATAGCCGGCCGAGAGGTGCCTCGCACACCACCGTGCCCACCGCCGCCCCATGCCTTGATCGTGACCTCTGTCACTCCTTCAGGCACGGTCCATTCTTGATTCGTGCCCGTGTAGCTGAAGTGCGTGTTGCTCTGGAAGCTCGCCAGAGTCGAAGCAGATTGGCCTTCCGCGAAGATCGGGACGGGCGCAGTCTCTGGGTACCACGCTGTGCCGCCATGCCAGCCCTGCAGAACGCGGGTCAGCGTGAAGGCAAAGGGCTTCACATACGGGTTGTTCGCGCTGATCTGACCGCGGTAGAAGAACGACAGCACCCCACGGAAGGCGGGCGACGGTGACGGCAGGCGCGCGGCCACGACATCAGGCAGGGTCTGCGCCGAGCCGCCCATGAGCACGCGCATCGAGCCGACGATGCCCCCCTCGCGCTCGTCGCCGCCGAAGAGCTGCGGCGCATTGACGTCGATCGCGCCGTTCGACTCGATGCTGCCGTTCCAGGCGACACGGTCGCCGACGAGGAATCGCAGGAAGCGGTCGACCGGGCCATAGCACGCCGCGAAGTGCAGCGTCATGTAGTAGCGAAAGCCGACCGTGACCCGCTTGCTGCTACCGCCCATCGGTAGCTCCCTTCGCGTACTCGACGAGCTTCAGAGCCATCGCATCGCCAGTGCGCTCAAGCTGCTCGGCCTGGATACCGACGCGCAGGAAGGCCGGCCAGTCGAGGCCGTGCCGCGCGAAGAAGGCTCGGGCGCCGCGGTTGCAGTAGCCGAGCTCGCGCAGGTGCCGGTGCAGAACGAGCTGGGTCACTTCTTGCCGCCCTTCTTGCGGATCGCCGTCGTGCGCAGCTCGCCATACCAGATGACGTTCGGCCCGGTCACGGTGACAGTGCCGAATGCGACCGGGATCGGGCGGCCCTCCTCGGCCGTCGGCACGTCGAAGTCCTGCAGGCTCGCGGGCTTGGGCGCCGGAGGCTTCGGCGCCAGCGCGGACGCAACGAAGCTCGCGACGACGATGACGAGCAAATAGGTGAAGATCTCCACGATGCGCGCCTCAATAGACGGGGGTGCCGGCGAACGGGTTCTTGATCGGGATGAACGGGAAGCCGCCGAAGTTCGGGACGTTGGCGTAGGTGCCGTCGCAGGTGGCCATCGTGTGGTCGCACCCCGGACTGACCGTGACCGCGGCGCCGATCGGGATGCCCTGGAACGGCTGTGTGAGCGTGAGGTTCAGGCTGCTGAAGCTGCCGATGAACCGGCGCTCGAACACGCCAGGCTCGACCTCCCATTCGACAAATCCACCGGCGAACGGGTAGGCGTCGAGCGCGGCGACCGACAGCACCAGGCCGCTGATCGCCGTGACGGTGGTCAGCGTGCTGACGCTGGCGCGGTTCAGACCGCAGCCGGGCCCGTAGAGCACATGCGGGCACCCCCGCTGGTACAGCCGCCGCAGTCCCGGCCTCTTCATCGACGAGGTGACCGGCTCGCAGCTGAGCACCGCCTCGAGCCCGTTGAACGCGCAGTTGAGGACACGGCCAGTCCAGATGACGGCGACGTCGACGTCGTCACGGTGTTGGCGCTTGACGACCACCCCGATGACGTCCGAGGGCGGCGCGACGCGGAACATCTCCGCGATCGGGAAGGTGCGCTCGCAGCTGATCTGCAGCGCGTTGCGGGCCCGCTCGGCGCTTGCCTCGATGCGGCCGCGGCGCAAGGTCCGGGCGACGTAGGTGTTGCCGGACAGCACGATGTCGCCGTCGGCGCTCGTGTAGCGCTGCGGCGCCGCGGAGCCCCGCGTGAACTCGTAGAACTCCACCGGCGCGCCGCCGGCAATGCTGGTTTCGCGGGCGTCGTAGCTCACAGGTCGTTCCTCGATCCGCGAGTGCTGATGCGCACCTCGACCGCGTTCCACGCCCACCAGGACAACTCGATGGCGTCAGCCTCGTTGCGCACCAGGTCCATGAAACTGACGGCCAGCACGTCCCCGGCGCCAACGTCCGCGCCGAGCGCGCTGTCGATCGCCAGCCGCTCGGTCGTGGAGCCGAGCACCACGCTGCCGGTGACCCGGCGCCAGTAGGTGCCCGCCCGGGTGAGGATGCGCAGGTCGCGCCGCCCCATGCCGGCGTTGACGGCGGCCGTGTAGCCTGCATGCTCCACGTCGATCGTGGTGGCCGCCGCGGCGATGGGCGCCACCACCTGCAGGTCCGTCGCGAATGTGGGCAACCAGAACGCGCCCAGGCAGCCCTTGCGCGCGTAGGCCCAGCGTCGAAAGGCGTCGATCTCGTCGCGGCCGTCGAGCAGCCACCGGTGCGTCTGCATCGTGACCTGGCCGCTGCCCTCTTCGTCCCACGCGGGCTGCGCGACGCTGGGGTCGAGGCTGGCGAGCTTGCTCAGCCAGCCGTGCGGGACGTCTTCCGTCCAGTTGGGGGGCTGGTCGATGACCGGGTGACCACGGTAGCTGGCCTCGCCCGTGGCGGCGGGCCAGTCGTTGCTGCCGGTGCAGTCGAAGGCCAGGCGCGCGACGAGCCCGTTCCCCGTGAAGCGCTGCCGCATGCCGTCGGGCGGCATCCGCGCGGCGCGCAGCGGCAGCACCTCGGCGCCGGCCGGCCAAGCCGCGGCGGTGGGCGCAGCGAGCGTCAGGCTGGCCGCGTCCACCGTGTCGATCGCGACGACCTCGTAGGTCTGCGGGTCGGTAGCGATGACCGCGTGACCGCCGGCTACGAAGTCCCGCGTCACCGTGTCGACTGGCACGCTGGTGGCGCCGCCCGCCAGCGGAGCCGCGAGCGCCTGCGCGTCCATCCACACCGGCACGGCCCAGGGCCGGCCCTGCCATTTGTGCAGCAGGTTCTCGGCCGTGCGGCGGTCACGGCCGACGAGCAGGTGGCCGAACTCGAAGCGCCGGCGCGGGACCCCGCGCAGCTGGATGCGCTGCTCCGCGCCGTCGAAGCTGCCGAGCACGTCGGTCAGCCACTCCAGCCGCTCGAGCAGCTCGCCGTCGGGCCGGTACAGCCACAGCCGGCACTGCTGGCCCTCGACGGTGACGGGATCGCCGATCGCCATCGCTCAGCCCAACTTCTGCCGGATGGCGCCGGCGTTGCGCTCGATCACGTTCAGGATCGTGCGCTCGCCGCTGGCGCTGGTCAGGTAGTCGCCGACCAGGTTGGGGTCGATCACATTGATGATGCGCGTGCCCGCTCCGCCGGCACCGCCACCGTTGGCGGCGTTGCGCGGGTCGACGCGCGAGAGCACCTCCTCGCCGGTCTGCAGGATGGCGGGGCGCTCGTCCGGCTTGAGGCCCACCAGGCCGCCAGCGTGGTAGCGCGGGGCGCCAAAGAAGAGCATCGGGTCCACTTTGCGCCGCGGGCCGGTACCAGCCATGCCGCCCGAGTGCTGCACGCTGGCTGTCGCCCCGCCAACGGCGGCGACCATCTTCCCGGCTCCGGGGAAGACCGCGTCGAGCAGCGACAGCACAAGGAAGGTCGCCAGCGCACGTGCGGCCACCTGCGCCATGCCCAGCACAAAGCTCCGCACGAAGTCCTTGAAGGCGTCGCCGGCGTCCTTCGTGCCGCTCGCGAGATCAGTGAACAGGCCCGTCAGCGCGTCGACGCCGGTGCTCGTCGCGGTCTGCGCGAAGCCCTCGCGCATAGCGGCCAGCGACGCACGCAGGTCGATCAGCGCCTTGTCGAGCCCTGTTGCGCCGTCGACCGCCATCCGGCGCAGCGCCTGCGTCGCCTCTTCGGCACCGCGCTTGATCTCCGGGTTCGTCGTGTTGGCGGCCAGCGCCTGCAGTTGCTGGTTGAGCCGCTCCAGCTCGGCTTGGGCCTGCTGCCGCGCCTGAGAGACCTGCTGGTCGGCGATGGCCGGCGTCAGCGCGCCGGCGTTGCGCTGGTCGGCGACTTGCTGCTGGCGGGCCTGCAAGTCCGCCACGGTGCGGTCGAACTGCGCCTTGATCTGGTCGAACTGTGCCTGCGCGACGCCCGCGTCGATCAGCCCGCGGATCAGCTTCACGCCCTCGGTGTTGCCGCTGGCCTGCAGCCGCGCGATCAGGTCACGGAACTGCGCTTCCAGCCGGATCTGCGCTGCCGCGGCCACCTGGCCGGATTGCTCCAGCGCCTGGGCGCGCAGCTGCTCGGTCTCTCGGTCGAGCGCACGCTCGGCCGCGGCGCGCTCGCGCAGGGCTTTGGCCTGGATGTCACCCTTCTCGCGTTCGAGCAGCTCGATCTGCGTGCGCGCCTTGACTGCCTCAGCGCCGCCGACCGAGAGGCGCTGGCGCTCGATAGCGATGGCGCGGTCCAGCGCCTGGAGCTCGATCTCCTCGCGGCGCTGGAAGTACTCGGCCGTCGCGATACGGCTGTCCTCGTAGAGCTGCTCCAGGATGGAGAGCTGGCGCTTGGCGCTGTCGTCGGCGAGCTTCTCCTGCGCGTCGAGTTCGGCCTTGCGCAGCGACTCGGCCTGGCGGCGGGAGGCGTCACTCGGTTGGCTGCGGAAGCTGCCGGTCGAGGTGTTGCCAATGCGCGTGCGAGAAGCCTGGCGCGCGGCCACCGCCGCCGCACCGGCGGCCTTCGCATCCGCCGCCGCCTGGCGGTTGGCAGCGACCTCCTCATCGATGAGGTCGCGCACAGTCTGGAACGCGGCCTGCACGCGCCGATTCCGGCGCTCGATCGCCGCCTCGATCGTGTCGTCGGTGAAGATGGCGGCGATGGCCTCTTTGGCCAGCGTCGCGTTGGCCACGATGACGTCCACCAGGCCGGCGAACAAAGTGGTGACGATGCGCACCACGCTGCGCAGGTTGCGTGGCAGCTCGGTGAAGGCACGCACGATCAGCTGCACGGCGTTTTCGCCGGTGCCGACGATGTCTCCGGTGGCATCCTCGATGATGCGCAGCGCCTCGCGCGCATCAGCCACGAGCTGCGCGAAGGCGTCGGACCAGGTCTTGGCAAAGGCGGTCACCGCGCCGATCACCGCATCGCTGCCGATGAACTCGGCCAGGTCCTTGATGACGCCCGACAGGCCGCCAGTGGCGCCGCTGACGGTGTCGAAGGCGCCGACGAGCTGCAGGCCGGCGTTCTTGAGCAGCGTGACCGACTGGCCGACGGTCAGCGGCAGTTGCGCGAACTGCTGCGCCACCTCCTCGCGCTGGTTGCGCAGCGCGGTCAGCACCTGCTCGGCCGAGAGCTTGCCGTCCTGGCCGAGCTTCCTGAGCTCGCCGCGCGTGACGCCCAGGCCCTTGGCGATGGCGTCGGCCAGCGCGGGGGTCTGCTCGAGCACGGAGTTCAGCTCCTCGCCGCGCAGCGCGCCAGAGGCCAGGCCCTGGCCGAGCTGGATCAGTGCCGCCTCGGCCGCCTGCGCACTGGCACCGGACAGCTGCACCGCCTGGTTGACGGTCTCGACGACCTGAAGCAGCGTGTCCTGGCCGACGCCGGCGTCCTTGGTGGCGTTGGCGATGCGCGCGTAGAGGTTGATCGTCTCGCCGAGGCTGCTGCGCGTGCGCTGCGCCAGGTCGAACAGCTTCACCTGCGCGTCGGCATATTCCTCTGTGGAGCCGGTGACGAGCTTGAGCCTCGCATTCAGGCTCTTGAACTCGTCGGCTGCCGCGATGAGCTTGGCGCCGCCGGCCGCGGCCACCAGTGCGCCGACCAGCTGCTTGACCAGCGTCAGCGCTCCGGAAGCGCCGCGCCCGATGCCCTGGAACGCGCCGCTGCCGCCGGACTTCTGCGCCGCCTGACCCACCGCCGCGACCTCGCCGCGCAAGGACGCGAGCGCGGTGCGGATCTCGGCCAGGTTGGCGCCGATGCGGACTTCGAGGTCGTTATTGGCCACTCACCGCCCCTGCAGCTTGCGCATGTAGCGCCCCCAGACCTTGCCGTCGGCCTGCGCCATGCGCAGCGCGTAGGCCTCGCCCACGCGCCGCTCGCGCTCCGCCCGCTCGATGGCGTCGAGGTGCGTGCGCACCTGCGCGATCGTGTAGCCCTTGATCTCCTCGAGCCGGTGGCCCGCGCCGATCAGTGCCGCGAAGGTGTCCGGCCATCCCCAGCCTCCACCGCCCGCGCCTGCGCCAGCAGCGGGCGCAGGCTGCGGCCGAAAAAATCGGCATTGACCTTGATGACCCCGGCGATCAGCCCGACAAGCTGGACGTGATCGCATGCGTCGACCCTGGCGCGCGCGATGCCGGTGGCGATGCTGACGGCCTCCAGGATCTGCTCGCCGTGGTCGACCAGCAGGTCGAGCACGCCGCGCGCGTCCAGCGCCTCGAGGTCGAAGCGCTCGAACGCACCGGCCATCGGGCGCAGCGCGCGAGCGAAGGCCGGCAGCTTGCCGACGGTGAGCGGGCGCAGCTCGACGACCCCGTCGCCGACCGGCACCCTTACCGGTTCCGGCTCGATCACGTCGAGCCCTTCGGGAAGGTTGGCGCCGCTCATCTTCAAGCCTGGATCTCGACCTTGAAGTACTGCGACAAGCCGGCGCCGGTGATCGAGGTGTCCTTCAGCAACTTGCCGGAGACCTCCATCGCCGCGTACTCATCGCCGATGAGCCCCAGGTTCTGCAGCGCGCCCACCTTCACGCGCCAGGCACGCACGCGCACGAGCTTTCCGCTGCGTGCCTCGTTCAGGCCGTCGAAGAGCAGCTCGTACTCCTTGCCGGCATTGACCAGCGCCTCGACCACGTCCTGCGTGGCCTTGGCGTAGGTGATCAGCAGGTCGTCGCCGGCGATCACAGTGTTGGCGCCGCCGGACAGCGGGACGATGCCGCTGGGCTCGACGGTGTAGTCGGAGTTCTCCGTCAGCGTGGTGGCGCCGCGCTTGACCGTGGTGATCGACGAGGGCAGGAAGTCGGTGGGGATCAGCGCTCCGATGACGATGTCGGCATGCGCCTCGTCCGTGACCGTGGCGGAAGCCTCGGTGCTGGCCTCGCCGTACAGCGCGCGCGCCAGGTTGGCCGAGTTCACGTCATGGATCGTCGCCTGCATCTCCACAGCGCTGATGCGGCGCACCTCGTTGTAGGTACCGCCGCCGGGCTGCGTGTAGTCCTTGAGCTCCTTGATGTCCTCGGTGACGCTGAAGTTGAGCGCCGAAGCGTTGCCGACGTGCTCGAGGCCGCCGGAACCGTCGATCTCGCGCAGCCAGATCTTGCCGCTGCCGAGATAGCTGTAATCTGCCATGGTGTCCTTCCTTTCAACGGATGGGGGTGTGGCTGGTGAAGGTGAAGATCACCCCCACCCAGCCAGATGCGGGGGGCCCGGTCAGCGGCTCCGCCGACTGGTACTGAGGGAACTGGTAACCCACCGGGAAGCGGAAGCGCTGGTCGGCCATGGCGCGCTCGATGTCGGTAGCCACGGCGTCGATCCACGCCTGCGCCTCGGTGGAGTCGGCCTGCAGCTTGGCGATCACGCGCACGGTGGTGAGCCGGTGCGAGCGCAGCAGGGCCGGATCGCTGGCGCGCGCCTGGCGCTCCCAAACGATGGTGAGGAAGGCACGGCCGTCCTCGGCCAGCACCGGCGCGGGCTCCAGCGTGGCCACCAGGCCGGCGTCGGTCTCGTAACCGTCGACGACCTTGATGCGCTCGAGGCAGGCCTTGAACGCGGCGAGCAGCACGGAACGCGGGCCGCTCACGGCGCCACCTTTTCCAGCGTCCAGACGCTGAGGCTGGGATCGCTGCCGCTCACGCGCTGCAACAGCCGGTAGGTATTGCCGTCGACCACCAGCGTGCCTCCGGTCGCGGGCTCGAGCTGCTCTCGGCGGAAGGTGGCTTTGGTGGCCATGATGGACACCGGCGCGGCATCGTCGTCGGGAAGGAACTGGTCGACGTCATGGTCCACCAGAACCTGGCACGTGACGGGCGTCACCGAGCCCGGCGCGGAGTAACTGGCGTCGAGCCCCCCGGTCACGCCAGCCCAGGCCGCGAAGAACGCGGCGTCGTGCTGCCGCAGGAAGTCAACCTCGCTCATGCGCCGCCCCGGAACTTGGTGTTGGCCACGGCGCGCGCGAGCTCGCGCTCGAACGCGGCCGGCAGCCGGCGCGCCACCTCCTGCCGCGCCAGGCCAAAGATGTCGAAGCGGCGCGGCTTGTACGTGGCCTTGCGGCTGAAGATGAAGACCGAGCGCACCGCGCTACCGAAGACGCTGTCGATGCGCTGGTAGACGCCGGGTCGCAGCGCCGACTGCGTGCTGCTGCCGTCCTTGTTCACCGTGAAACCGGTGCGGCCCGAGCCGCGCACGACGAAGAAGCGGCGGTTCTTGCCGCGCAGCTGCGACTTGAGCGTGCCGCGCCCGGCATTGCGCTTCTTGCTGCGCGGCGTCTCGTTGGCCAGCATGTCGAACTGCCCGCCCACTTGCGACAGGATCTGCTGCACCACGCCGCCCTTGATGTTGCCGAAGGCGTCCACCGGGGCGCTCTTGCCGAGGATCGCGCGCTCGTTGCCCACCAGCAGGCCCGCTCGCTGCAAGCCGCGCTCGAGGCCCTTGGCCTTGCGCTCACCCCCCTCCACCTGCGGGCGCAGGTAGTCCGCCGGCGCGGTGCCTTTGCCCACGTGGTCGAGCACGTAGATGCGGGCTTCCGGCTTCTGCCGCGTGGCCTTCTGCCAGCGGATTGCCTTGCGCGTGAGCGGGACGGGACGGTCGAACACGCGCAGGGCCTCCCGGCCCCACGCGACGTGCGCCTCGTAGGCGACGGCGTTCAGCGCTTGCACGGTCGCGAACGGCAGCTGTCGCTGCTCCAGGTCGGTGAACCGACGCTGGAGCTGCGGCAGGCCGTCGAGGCTGATGCGTAGGGAGGACACGGTCGTCGCCGAGGGGAGGTCAGGCGCTCTGGACTTCGCCGTCAGCGTCGTCACCTTCGCTGCCCGCGGGCTTGCCGGTACCGGCGGGCGGCTTGTCGCTGCCCGCGGGCTTGCCGGCACGCTTGGGCGCCTCGACGGCGCTGGCCAGCGCCTTGGGCAGCTCGCCCTCGTACTGGATGGCCTCGCCGACCTTGAAACAAAGGTCCAGCGATGCCGCGTACCAGCCCTTGCGCTTGGCAACCGGCACCAGCATGTGCTTGCGCCGGGCGGCCTGAGCATCGCTCAGGCCCACCACACTGCCGGCAGGCAGCCGCAGGGTGGCCGTGACCACGTAGTGCATGGCGGCCTCCCCTTAGACCATGGTGACGTAGCAAGCGCGCTGCCACAGGCCGTAGTCGGCACCGCGCCAGGCGTCCACGCCGATCTGGATGGCGTCGTTGTCGAACGCGAACTCGGAGTTCTCGTCCTTCATCTTCACCACCGGGTCGGTCTCGTTCTGGCGGATCAGGCCCTTGATCGGCGAGTCGGTGCGCCAGACGGCGAAGCTGTCCGTCCAGGTGAGCTCCGGCATCATCTGCACGTCGATCTGAAGCCCGGCAGCCTGGATCGGGTTGATGTTCTGCTGGAGCGCGATCAGGTTGATCGCGGACAGCGCGGCCACTGCCGGCATGTACAGGCCCACGGGCACCGTGACCAGGAAGCGCCGCGCGTTGCTGTTCATCGGGCGGCCCCGGTCGTCCTTGAAGGACAGGATCTGCGCGATGCCCTTGACGATGGCAGCCTGCATCTGCGCCTGGTTGGGGAACGCCGGCGTGTTGTCGCTGCCGGCGCCGGGCACGGCGCTGATGTCGACGGTGATGTCGTTGTCCTGCGTGCCGCTCGCGCCTTCGCTGTGGTCGGTGTCGAAGAAGAACTGCCCGTCGTAGCACACCGTGGAAGTGCCGGCCATGATCAGCGCCGACAGCAGCGTGCCCCAGTGCGCGTCGCCCTCCTGGGCGAACTCGCTCATGCGCGCCTGGATCTGCGGCGTCTTGTCGCGGCGCAGGTCGCGCAGGGCGATCTCGATCGTCGCCTCGTAGTGCTTGTTGGCGATCGTCAGCAGGTTGCCGGCGATGCCCTTGGCCTGGCGGCCGCCGATCCACTCGCGCATGCGCGGCACCTGGCCGAGGAACGGGTACTGCTCCGAGGCCTGGTCGCTGTTGAACAGGTTCGCGACACCGGCGATCCAGCCGGCGTTCGTCGGGTTCTCGAGCGCGGCGTAGTACATGCCCAGCACGGCGCGGCTCGACAGAATGGCTTGGTCCATTTGAGTTGTCCTTTCGACTCAGTGGAGGTTGGTCAGATCGAGCGGGCCGAGACCGCCTCGAAGTACACGACGCAGGTGGTGCCGCTGACCCAGCGGTGCACCTTGCCGATCGGCGTGTTGTTGGTGCTGGTCAGGGTGAAGGTGTCGTCGTCGCTGGCATAGACCGCCTCGCCGACGTCGGCCGCGCTCGCGGCGCCAGTGACCGACAGCTCGATCAGGCCCTTGGTGCGCACCTGCACCTTGAGCGCGCTGGCGGCGCCGGCACTGTTGTCGGCCTTGCGCTGCGCGAAACCCATGAACGGGTCCAGCGCGACGAGCGGGCGAGCCAGGCCGGAGCCGTTGTCACCGACCGCGGCGCCCTCGTAGATGATGTCCGCGGCGATCATCGGGAGCTCGTTGAACTCGCCGAGCTCGTAGCCACGCGGCTTGTTGGCCGCCAGGGTGGTCATCGCGAGGATGGCACCCGTGTTGGCCAGGTAGTTGAAGAGCGCGTCGTTCGCGCGGTGCGCCAGCTCGGCAGCGGCGTGCCGCGCGGCAGGCAGGGTGAAGGCGATGATCGCCAGCGCGGCGACCACGAGCAGCAGGGTCATCTTCATGGTGATGTGTCCTTGTGGATGGGGTTGCGATCAGGCGGACTTCTTGCCGAGCACGCGCACGCGGCCCGACTCCTCGGCCTTGCGCAAGGCGAGGTAGCTCTCGAAGCTGGTGAACTCGCCGCGGACCTCGGGCTTGGCATCCCACTCGGCCTTGGCACGCTGCTCGATCGGGAGCGAGGTGTCCTTCGCAGCCGCGTTGGCATCGACGCCGGGCGCCGCGCTGGCCGGAGCCGGTTGCGGTGCGTCGCTCGCGAACGACGCGGCGTGCGCGGTCCGCGCGCTGCGCTCGGCCGCGAGGACCGCCTGGGCGGCTTCGGGGCCCGTCGTCTTGCCGTCGGTCGCGAGCTGCTCGATCAGCTTCTCGTGGCCGGGCAGCGCCTGGGCGCGCACGGCAGCGATGCGATCGCGCTCGGCCTGCGCGCCGGCGGCGGTGAACTCGACGCGCACCTGCGCGAAGAGGGCCGGGTGATCGCGCTCGAGGCTCTCGCGCGTGATTGCGGCCGCGGGAGCGGCGTTCGTGGTGTGGGCAGCCGGTTGACCGCCCTGAGCGTTGCCAGACATAGGGGCTCCTTTCGTACTGGCGGTGGAGCGGGCGGACTGCCCGACGGGATGAGCACGCGGCCGCATGGCGGCCAGCTCGGAAATCAACTGATCGGTGGTGGCCACGCGATCGGCCAGGCCGACCTCGACGCCGGCCTGGCCGCGGTAGGTGCGTGCTTGCGTCGCGCGCACCGCATCGGCGTCCATGCCGCGGTGACGGGCGACGACCTGGACGAAGGTCTCGTAGAGGCCTTCCACGTCGGCCTGCAGCGAGGCCTGCACGTCCTTGGGCAGCGGCTCGTAGGGGTTGCCGTCGACCTTGTGCGCGCCGGCGAAGATGTGGGTAACCTTGATGCCGTCGTTGGCCAGCGCCCGCGAGAAGTCCACATGGCGCATCACGACGCCGACGCTGCCGACGTAGCCCGTGGCCGACACGGCGAACTGCTCGAAGGCACTGCCGGCCAGGTAGGCCGCGGAGGCCGCCAGGTCGTCGGCGATGGCCCACATGGGCTTCTTGCCGCGCAGCGCGGCGATCCGATCGCCGTACTCGAAGGCGCCCGATACCTGGCCGCCGGGGGAGTCGTAGATCTGCAGGACCGCGTGAACGTCGGGGTCTGCGACGGCGGCCTCGAGCTGCTCGGCCAGCCGGTTGTAGCCGACGAAGTAGGTCGAGTCGGCCATGTTGAACTGCTCGCGGTGCACCAGGGCGCCGCTGGCGAAGATGATCGCGACGCCGTCGGTGACCGTGTAGCCGACCTCGCTGCGTTGGCCCTTGCGCGTGCTGAACATCTCCGCCGGCAGCTCGAGCTCGGAGGCCTGCGCCGCGCGATCGACGCGCGTGCCGACCAGGCGCTCGCCAAGGCCGGCGATGATGGCGTCGAGCTTCTGCGGATGAACCAGCAGCGGCACGTTGAAGATCTGCGCCGCCAGGTGGGGATACTTCATGCGATCTCCTTCTTGCCCTGCTGCGCCGGGTCGCCGTCGTCGCGCTCTTCCGCCGACGCGGGCGCCGCGGCGCCGGCCTTCGGCGCGGGCAACATGCCGTCGGCCGACAGGCGGTCGTGCTCGGCCTTCTTGGTGTCGTAGGTCTCGTTCCAGTCGGTGCCAAACAGCTCCCACTCGGCGCGCTCGCGCGAGCACAGCCGGTTGTCCACGGCTTCAACCAGCGCCTTGACCTCGTCCTTCGGATTGATCGAGCCCTGGCTGTCGCCCGTCCACATGGCGCGCGTGTAGGCCCAGCGGACCAGCGGGTCGGCGAAGAAGCCCGGCGCGGGGATGCGGCCGATGGCCACGGCCTCGGCCAGCCACGTCTCGTACACCGGCTGGCAGTAGGAGCGCACGACGATCGTGGTGCGGATGCCCAGCAGGTGCTTCCACGCATCCAGGAACGCAGCACGCGCGGCCACGTAGCTGGTGCTGTACTTCTTCATCAGCATCTCGGGGCCGATGAAGGTGCCGGCACCCAGCGCGTCGATCACCGCCTGGACGAAGCGCTCGAAGTTCGGGTTCGGGCGGCCGGGGTTGAAGCTCTCGAACTTCTCGCCGGGCAGCAGGCCGACGATGCTGCCGGACTTGAGCTTGATCGCCGTCGGGTCGGTGGTGGCGGCGCTGGAGCTGCTGCCCCCGCCATCCCCCGCGCTGCCGATCGGATCGGGGGCGCCGCTGGGGGTCTCGCTGATCAGCGCGATGCTGGCGGCAGCGACGGCGGCCTTGATCTCCGCGTCGCTGTAGGTGTCCAGGTCCTGGAACAGCGCCATGACCGGCGCCAGGTAGGGCGTGCCACGCGGCTGCTCGGGCCGCAGCTGCTTGAAGTGGTGCAGCACGATTCGCCGGCCGGACTTGGCGCCGACGCGGTCGTACCAGCGCCCGTCGCGGAGCCCCCCGACCCCGAGCAGGCTGCCGGGGTGGCGGTCGTAGATGAAGTAGGCCTCGTGCCGGCCGCCGTCGCCCAGGCGCACGCCGCCGGCCATCGTGGCGCTGTCCTGGCGCCCGCCCTCGTTGCCGCAGCGATCGGCCTCGAGCGTCTGCAGGCGCAACGCGTAGGGCATCGTGGCAGTGCGCTCGCCGTCGGGCATGAGCGTGAAGGCGTCGCCGCTCTCCAGCACGGCGCGCAGCGTCAGGTCCTGCTTGTCGTAGAAGTTCTGGACGCCGGTGATGTCGCACTCGGTGCTGTCGGCCCAGAGGCTGAACTCGGCGCGCACGCGCATGGCCCACTCGCGCGCTTGCTCCTCGCTCCAGCCGAGGATGTCGCGGCGTGGCTGCGGGGTGAGCGCCAGGCCGGTGCCGACGGCCCGCGTGACGTTGGTGTTGATGGCGCTCGCCGCGATGCCGTTGCTGCGCACGAGCTCGCGCGAGTCGAAGCGCTGGTCGATCAGGTTCCAGGCCTGGTCCGTGGCCGCATCGGCACCCCCGAGCAGGCGACGGCGCGGGCGGTTCCCGGAGCGCGTGGGGCTCTCGCTGAGCATGTCGATCGCGACACGCGCCTGCAGGCGCCGGGCGGCGCGCGCAGGGTCGACGTAGCCGATGGCGCGGTCGAGCAGGTTCGGAGTGACGGCGGCGCGCTTCATCACCGGCAGTTCCTCACCGCGAAGACGCGCCGCGGGCCCGCCGAGCCGCCACCTTGCGCGGCGATCTGGGCTTCCAGGTCTTTGATCAACGCGTTGACCTCGACGAGCTCGGCGTGGCGCACTCGACGGTTGCTTCCGCCACTGCCACTCGAGATCTCCTGCGCATTGAGAATGCGCAGGCGCGATGCGCGCGCCGCGGCAAGGTCTTCCTGCAGCTGTGCGAGTGTGGCCAAGGGTTCCCCGCTCTCAGCGCTTGTGGAGCGCGGTGCTGATGGCGACGATTGCAGCGATCACTGGCGCAGTCATGAGCACTCCGTAATGAGGTGGAAACAGAGAGGCCCCGGGGCTTGCGCCGCCGGGGCCTCTGAATCGCGTGATGGCCACGCGAGGAGACAAATGGAAAGGGCCCTCGCGGGCCCTTGTTCTCTCAGGTCGCAACTTCACGACCTACCTGAATTGATGCGAATTTTGGGGCGATGTGTCGCATGCCGTCGAGCACAAAGATGTCGCATCCAGAGGCGACACTTTCGTGGGCCGATGCGACACATTGGCGCTTGACGGCGGATGCAGCGTGGCGCTACTCGCGTGCACGCGCTTCCTCGGGCTGCCGGCGCTCGGCCAGGCGCGCGAGCTCTTCCTCGTTGGCCTGCAGGATGCGCAGCGATGCGTCGTGCAGCTGCTGCCGGAAGCTGCGCAGCAGCGTGTACCAGTGCTGCCGGCCGATGCCGAGCGCCGCGGCGGCCGCCTTCACGTTGGCCACGCGGTGGAAGTAGTGCAGCTCGAACACCCGGCGCGCCAGTGCGTCCTCGGGCTGCGACAGCAGCGCCACGTGCAGCGCCGCGAGCTCGGCGCTGCAGCGCGCGTCCGGACCGCCGGCACGCAGCGGCCGCGTGCGCTTCTGCAGCCGGCCCAGCAGTGAGGGCGGCACGCTCGCCCGCGCGTAGTACTTGCGGGTGGCGCGCCAGTGCGCGAGCTGCTCGCACAGCATGTCGAGCGGGTCGTGGTCGGTGCTTCGGCTCACACGCCCCCCTGTCGCGGCTTCACCAGCCTGCGCTGCGGCGCCGGCCGCGCGGCCGGCGCGTCGGGCGGTGCAGACGTTTGCACCGGCTCCGTCGCCGCAGTGCGCGCGGCCTGGTGTTCCGGCTCCATGATCCCCTGCAGCCGCTTCCACTCGCCGGCGCGCCAGCGGTGCATGAAGAGCTCCGGGTGGTGTGTCGCCGCGTAGCCGTAGACCCAGGTGTCCAGCGGCTCGTTGCGGCGGCCCTTCTTCAGCTCCCAGCGGTTCTTGCGCGGGTTGAAGGTCTCGCTGACGAGGCCGGCGAAGTACTCCTCCTCGAGGCCTTCGGGGAAGCGCACCAGGCGGTCGGGCGCGGCGCGCTCGCCGTCGGCGTGGAGCCAGGCGTAGAGCGTGGCCTTCGCTGTGTCGGTGCCGATCTCGTGCAGCGCGACGCCCTTCTTCAGCGTCTCGCCCTTCCAGTTGGTGTCCTGCATGCGAGGCTTGCCCAGCAGCGCCTTGCCGGGCACGTTCGCGCCCTTGATGGCGATGCAGCGGCGCACCCGGCGCGCGCGCACGAAGGCGTAGACGGCCTGGGTGTGATGGCCCTGGCTGTCGATCGCGGTGGCCTCGGGCACCATGGGCTTGCCCCAGGCATTGACCAGCGGCGTGGCCAGGTAGGCGGCCAGCGCGTCCCACACATGCGGCTCGCTCGGCCGGCCGGGCAGCACGTGGTACTCGACCACCCAGCAGCGCTGCGCGCCGCCCTCCCAGCCCCAGCCGAGGATCTGCAGCTCGAGCCGGTCATCCTGCACGTCGACGCCGCAGGTGAGGATCAGGCAGCCCACCGGCACGCTGCGCCGCGGCACCGGCTCGGCGCGCGCCTGCAGCGCGGCGTGCTTGATGTCGCGCGATCGGTCGGCCCAGCTCTCGCCGAGGCGGGTGTTGACGAAGCGCATGAGCTTCGCCGGGTCGGCCTGCGCCTCGATCCACTCGCTGGCCAGCTCGGCCCAGCTCAGGCCCAGGCCTGCCGGGCTGTAGAGGGCGTTGATGTGGTAGCTGGGGTACGGCGCGCCCTCGTTCTCCGGCACCCAGCGGCCGAGCTCGAGCATCAGGCCCTTGTGGTGCTCCTCGATCTCCGCCCCGCACTCCGCGCAGACGTACCAGGCGTGTTCCACGTGGCGCACCTTGCCGACCGGCGCCGTCCAGCGCAGGTTGCCCCAGTGCAGCGGCTGCGCGTGCTCGCAGTGCGGGCACGGCACGCGGAAGCGGCGCTGGTCGCCGCCCTCGTACTCCTCGTCGATGCGCGAGGCGTCCTTCAGCGTCGGGCTGCTGACGACGAAGAGCTTGCGGTCGTGGAAGGTGGTGAGCCGGACCTCGAGCAGGCCCAGCGGGTCGCCCTGCAGGGTGGACCAGTCGTACTCGTCGACCTCGTCGGCGATCGCGTAGCGCAGTGAGGTGCTCTTCAGTTCGGTGGTGCTGCCGGCCGTCTTGGCGTAGAGGATGCCGCCGACGAACTTCTTGCGCGAGGCGTTGTTGTCGGCGCTGCGGTTGGAGCGGCTGGCCAGCACGTCGCGGATGGCCGGCGTCTCGGCCGCCATCGGCTCGAACTTCTGCGACATCCAGTCCTGCAGCGACTTCTCGGTCGGCATGACGACAGCGACCGGCCCCTTGGCGTGGGCAATGATGTAGCCGAGCCAGTTGGAGCCGGCCTCCGTACCGCCGACCTGGCTGGACTTCTTGAACGCGACCTTCCGGGCCCGGCTGTGCTCGCTGAGCTGGTCCATCACCTCGCGCAGGTAGGGCGTGCGCGCGGTGCGCCACTCGCCGGGCTCGGCGCTGCCTTCCTGGCTGAGGATGCGGTGCTGGTCGGCCCACTCGCTGACGGTGAGCTTGGGGCGTGGGCGGACGGCGCGCTCGCACGCGGCGAGGACGAGGTGCTCGGCGACGGAGAAGGCGGTCATGCCAGTGGGTAGCGGCACTCCGGCCAAGCCACCACCTCCTCCGGCAACCGGAGATTGAGCGGAACGGGGCCGACAAAGTCGACTGAGGTGGCACACGCGGCCACCGCATCAGCCTCGTTCTCGAAGATGCCAAGAAGCTCCCAGCGGGGCTCACTCATCCTGCCGGCCACCCAGACGCGCTTCTGTTCGATCATGTCGACCCTCCAGTTGTGGCTGCGTGATGCAGCCGCTTCGCAAACCCCCGCTGCAGCTCGCCCAGCAGCTGCTGCCCGTCCTCGCGCAACAGCGCGCGGATCTGCTCGAGGTCCTTGCCCACCAGGCGATCGGCCAGGCGGTGCGGCTGGTTCTCGACGGCCTGGCGGAACTGCATCGCCGCGTCGGCCACGGCCTTGTCGACGGCCGTGCGGCTGACGAGCTCGCCGGTGAGCTTTTCGTACTCGACCTGCGCGGTCTTGGCGGCCCAGTACTCCTTCGTCGCGCGCGAGCTGGCGTACTTGGGCTCGGTGCCATCGGCGTCCGGCTCGCTCTCGCTGCCAGCAGGGGGCTCGCTCGCGCGCGCCGGGCGACGATCGGCCGCCGCCTGGCGCTGCGCGTCGCGGCCCGGGTCGGCGTGATCGGCGATGCGCCGCAGGCTGGCTCCGAAGACGACGCGACCGTCGTCGGCGAGCACCAGGTGGCCGAGCTGCTTCAGGCGCGTGACGTGGGCCTTGTCCCAGCCGACGTAGCGGGCGAACGCGGCCTGGCTGTCGCGCTGGTCGCCGACCTGCTCCGCGAGGCGGCGCAAATCACCGGGGGTGAGCGGTGAGGTCAACGCGGGCTCCTTATAACCAGAATCTCGCGGGTGACGAGGTGACGCCGGGGTGACAAGGCCGTCGTCACCTCCGCAAGCCGCATAAACACTCGCTTTCCTCTTAGAGGTGACGAGGTGACAAGGGGGTGGGCAAGTTGCGGATTTCGTAGACGCACGCATCCATCCGCCCCGCTGCGGCGCGGGGCGTGAAATCGCCTACGTGTACGTGCGCGCGGTGGCGTCACCTCGTCACCTTCGGCCTTTCCGCCAGCATTCATGCGGGCTGCGGCGGTGACGGGGGGGTCGTCACCGACCTCGTCACCTCGTCACCTTCCGGCTGCGGCAGCGGGCTCATCGCCGGCCTCCTTTCGGGCGCGGGCGGACTGCTGGCTGCCGATGGGCAGCACGTCGTCGTCCTGCAGGCTCTGCAGGGCCTGGTCGAAGGCCTCGATGCACCCGGAGATCCACTCCAGCTTGCTGCCATCGAAGTGATCGGGCGGCTCGTGCAGGCCCTTGACGAAGACGCAGCGCTGCTGGCGCGTGACGCCGCCGTTGATGCGCACCTTGGCCCGGTCGAGCTTGATGCCGGGCTTCTTGCCGAGCACGGTGCCCAGCGTGTCCTGCTGCGCGGGCTTGCCGATGCCCAGGCGCCGGCAGAAGAGCTGGTAGGCCAGGTAGAGCTGGGCGCTGGTGCAGGGCATGTAGAGCGCGCGCAGCTCGCCGTCCTCGTCGGACCACTCGCGGTAGAAGCGCTCGGTGCTGTCCATGCCCAGCCCGATCAGCTCGCGCTTGGCGCGCGTCATGGGCGGCTTGCTGTGCTCGTCGAAGCCGGCGCAGTCGACCTCGTTGGCCAGGTACCAGTGCAGCGCCGCGGCGCCGCCGGCGGCGAGCTCGGCCTTGGCCTCGAGGTAGAGGCTCGGGTCGGCCGGCTCGGGCGTCCAGATGACGCAGTAGCGCCGGTCGTCCGGGTCGAGCTTGGCGATGTCGATCCGGTTGGAGAAGAAGACCATGTTGCAGTGGTTCTGCTCCATCCGGGCGGGCAGGTTCTTCTCGTTGATCGGCCACTCGCCCTCGGTGATCATGTTGCGCATGCGGCCTTGCTGGTGGTACAGCTCCGCGCGCGACACGACCTCGTTGCCGATGCCGAACAGCTTGCCGCTGAAGATGCCGTTGAACTGGCTCTCGAGCTCGACCTGCGTGAAGGTGAAGCCGTAGCGGCCATAGGCCTGGCGCACCGCGCCGAAGACGGTGTTCTTGCCCGTCCCCTCCGGCCCATGGATGAGGAGCGCCGTCTGCATCTTGGCGCCGGGGTGCTGGATAGCGAAGGCGAGCCAGCGCAGCACCCAGTTGTAGACCTCGCGCGGCCGGTCCTCGCGGCTGCACAGGTGCTCGAGGATGCGCAGCAGCGCGCTGCACTCGCCCTGCTTCGGCACGGTGGGCCAGCCGCCCCAGAGGTTGCAGACGACCTGCGCATTGGTGCCGGCAGGATCGAAGCCCACCTGCTCGGGCAGGACGGTCTTGCGCGCCGGGTGCTCGAGCCACATGCGCACCAGCGACTTGCCGGCCGCCGAGCGCAGGGGCCCGAGGCCGACGATGAGGCGGCGCTGCTCGTCGAAGGCGGTGTCGGTGCCGTAGACCAGCGTGAACTGGGTGAGCAGCACGTCGAGGTCGAAGCGGAAGCTCGCCCCTTCGGGGGGCTCGCCGCCGGCGCCCCCTCCCCCCGTAGGTGTGTGT